AAAACATGTTGTTGTAACACCTTCAGGTCTTACAATGGATGATTTTGAAACATGGACAGAACTAGAAGAGGTAACAAACGCAGCATTTTCCTTTCTTCGAAAAGGACAATAAAAAGATGTCATTTGCAGGGATATCTAATATCCCTGCACGTTATGTAAATAAAGTGAAAAAGAATTTATGGCCCTATTTAGTAGCAAAAGAATTTGGATTAGATCCTCAAGAAGTTCTTTCTTGGGATAATGATTCTATTTTAGAAGCTTTATCTGCATTGAAAGTGATGGGAGTGATTAAATGAGTGGGTCTGTACGTGACTTATTTGTCGGCATCAACTTTAGGGATGAGGCCTCAAGAGCACTTCAACAAATTGACCAAGTTATGGACGACATAGAAGATGGGGCCATTGGTCTCGGGCGAGGGTTAACTCGAACAGAGCGCAACTTTTCACAATTTGGACTATCAGGTCGAACAGCTTCACGAATGGTACAAGAAGGTTTAGGTCACGCTGAAACAGAAGCAAATCAACTTAATTCTGAGGTGCGCCGTATTTCAGGCACACTTGATGGGTTTAAATCAACAATGCGAGGTTTGGTAGGGGTTGTTGCAGGTGTATTTGCTGTTGATAAGATTAAAGAATTTGGTTTAAGCGCAATTGAAGCTGCAGCAGGTTTCCAAGCGATGGATGCACAGTTTGACCAGGTTTTTACTGGCATGCAATCTAAAGCAGATGATAATTTAAATAAAATCGCCAAACAAACTGGTATGTTGCCTGAGAGGCTAAAAGGGAGTTTTACCCAAATAGCTGCATTTGCCAAAACAACAGGAGCAGATACCTCAGATGCTTTATCTTTGACAGAACGTGCTACCTTAGCTGCTGCTGATAGTGCAGCATTCTATGATCGTTCTATTGAGCAAGTCATTGAAAACATGCAATCATTTTTAAAAGGAAACTTTGAAAACGATGCGGCATTAGGTATTTCAGCAACAGAAACTACACGTAATGCTAAAGCAAATGCGCTGTATGGTAAATCTTTCATTAAATTGAGTGAATCCCAAAAGCAATTGACCTTAATGGCGATGGTTGAGGATGGGAACAAATTATCTGGTGCATTAGGACAAGCATCTCGAGAAGCAGATGCTTACGAAAACCAATTAGGTAACTTAAAACAATCTTGGACGAATTTAAAAGGGAAAATTGGAGGATCACTTTTACAACCATTTGTAGATGGAATGGCTTCTGTATCACAATGGATAGAAAACATAGACACAGACAAATTAGTAAACAAAATTGACAGTGTTATTAATTTTGCTGGTACAGCTAAAAATACTCTCGTCTCTTTATGGAATGATTCTGGTGATGTTTCGGAATTGTGGCAGAAATTTGGTTTACCAAAAGATATGAGTGATAACATAGCATCATTTGCTGACACAATGCGAACTACATTGGTTACTGGTGTAGAAGTAGGTAAGGAGGCATTTGATGGATTTAAAACTGCAGTTAGTTGGGTGATAGACAATAAAGATGTAGTAATAGCAGCAACAGCTGGTATTGCAGGCGGATTTGCTGTGATGAAAACTATTTCTTTTGTAAAAACAGCACTAGATTTATTTAAAGCTAGTACAATTGCATCTACATTTGCGACACATGGTTTTAATGCGGCTTTGAGGGCTAATCCGATTGGGATGGTAGTAACAGGAATTAGTTTATTAATAGCTGCTGGCGTCTACTTATATCAAAATTGGGATACTGTCAAAACAAAAGCTATCGCACTTTGGCAAGTAATTGACAACAACCCTATCCTATCCTTTTTAGCAGGACCAATAAAAGGGTTAATATCAGCAGGCATCACGATTTATAAAAATTGGGATACCATTACTAGTAATTTTAATAATTTTAAAAATGCTATCACAAATTTTAAGTTGCCCAAATGGGTTTCATCAATTGGTAGCACAATAGGGAAAGCAGCTGGGGCAGTAGGTAATTTTATTAGTGGTTCCCACGCAACTGGTCTTGAAAGTGTACCTTATGATGGATATGTGGCTGAGTTGCATAAAGGCGAAGCTGTTTTGACTGCAAACCAATCAAATATGCTACGAAGTGCCGGTATTTTAAGCCAAGGTAGTTCAGGTACACCTGAATTAAACCTTGCTAATAGTTCTGGTTCAGATGTTGCTGCTTTCAATTCTGATAAGAGCAACACACCAAGTAATAATGGTGGTCATCAATTTATTTTCCATATTACAGGTGATAATCCGCAAGATATTGCTCAAAAAGTTCGTGAAGTAATAAGCGATATGCTTGATGCAGAAATGCAAACAACGTAGGTGGTGAATGTAGTGCCATACATTAAAGATGTATTAATTGATGTAATTACAAAGGTTTCAATGCCTGAATCATCTACAACGACTGACCATGCTCTAGAAGATGGTGAACAGGTCACAGATCATATGAAAAGTAACCCTACCACTATTTCGCTAACTGGCATAATTCTTGATGATACAGAGGAAAAGGTGTTAAAACTTCGGAACTATCGAGAAAAAGGTGTAACCATTGATTTTGATTATATGACAGCATTAAAACATGTTGTTATAACCGATTTCTCACGTGATTATGAAGCTAAAATTAAAGATGGTTACGCGTTTACTATGACACTAAAGCAAATAAAAGTAGCTAAAGTAGCTAAATTTGTTACTGTATCTATTCCAGTGAAGAAGCAAACGAAACCAGTTACTAAAAAAGGTCGACAACAGACTAAGAAAACTCAAAAATCGTCTTCCAAGACGACAAAACAAAAATACAATCCACCTGTAAAAACTAAGGAGATAAGAAAAGGGGGCTCGATTCCAATATGATAGAAATAGAGTTTGATGAATATATAGACATCGATAAAATTGAAATCCCCTACGCTTTTGAAATAGATTTAGCAGGTGAGGTTTTTGAATTTGAAGTCAATTATAATCAATCTCATGATTTTTTTACTGTAGATCTCTTTAAAGACAATGTCCCGTTAATCATAGGTGAAAAGCTTATTTTAAATCGTCCCCTATTCAGGAATAGTGTAGATATACAGTTACCTAAAACACAAATAATACCAAAAGACCGAGCTAATTCAGCTACTCGTATTACATACGAAAATCTGAATGAGACGGTCTTTTTATATGTAGGTGAAACAGATGAGTAATTTATATATGCGTAAAACTACATTTTTAGTGGGTGGCCGAGAAATTACGGATCCATTAACTATTAAATTTAGTGTTCCTTTTGGTGATAACGATAAAGTGGATACAATCGACATCCAAGTTTACAACCTTAAAGATGAAACGATAAATTCCATAACAATAAACCAGGTTGCTATTTTGAGTGCTGGGTATGTTGATGATAACGGTGTGATTTTCAGTGGTACCCTAAAGAAAAAGGAAACGAAGTGGGAAGGTTTAGACAAAATAACGACCTTCAAATGTATAGATTGCACGCTAGACTATACTCGAGGTGTTATTAAAAGAACTTATGGACGAAATACGCCAGCGTCTTTAATTTTAAGAGAACTAGCGCGTGATGCTGGCCTTGCAATTGGAGATATTGATTTACCTGTTGATTTTATTTATCGTTCAGGAAAAGCGCTAAATGGCAAAATTAAGTTTCTTGTATCTGAAATTGCAAAGGATTGTAAAGCGAAACTGCATATTAATAAAGGACGTATGTATGTACGTGATCGATCTAAAGGTGACAAACTTGGGCTAGATATATCAAAAGAAACAGGCTTGATAGATGAACCTGAAGAGATCGAGGAAGAAGTAAAGACAGAGAAAAAGGTTGAAAAAAAGGTTGAGAAAAAAAATGATAAAACGAGCGAAAAATCGGATGAAAAAAGAGATGAAAAAAAGTCCGTTTCCAAGCCCTCTAAGAAAAAGCTTAAAGGTTACAAAATTAAAATGCTGTTAAATCATAAAGTCACAACAGATGTCATTATTAAATTAACTTCAAGAAAAGTAAGTGGAGTGTTCCGTGTATCAAAAGGTGAACATAAAGGGGATACATCTGGAACAGAGTACTACACAGAATGCGAGGTAGTGCCAGTATGACAAAAACATCAATGACTCAATTTGTGAGCGACACTATTGAAGAAAGTATGATGAATATGAATACGTGTCTAATTTGCGAAGTGCTAGAGGTAGACATGAACTTGTATAAAGCTGATGTGTTACCACTAAACGACCCAGAAGGAACACCAATTTTAGATGTACCAATAGCATTTCATCAAACCGATCAATTTGTCATTCAAGTTCCTTATAAAAAAGGTGACGTAGTGCTAGTTGTTTGTTCTCAAGCTGATATTGATCCACTTTTGTTTGGTGGTGGTGATGCTGCTAGTCGTTCCTTTAGTGCTAATGATGCTTTGATAGTTGGTGGTGTTCATTATTTTACAAAACCACTGGAAAATGAGCATCCAGATGATTTAATGATTAGTGATAAAACATTTAAAAATAAAATACGTATTTCACCTGATGGAGAAGTTAATTTAGAGTCTGAAAACACAATTATAGCAAAAGCACCAACAATTCAATTAAATCCGTAAGGCAGGTGATAATATGAGTAAACTTGTCGCTAGAGTGAAAGACAAACATGAAGGTATATGTAGTCACGGTGCACCATGTTGCCCACATAGCGTTTCTGGACCAATAGTTGAAGGAAGTCCAGATATAATTACAAACGGTTTACAACAAGCAAGGGATGGGGATTTGGTCCATCATGATTGTCCTCATTGTGGTGTTGGTTGGATTCAAGCAAGTTCAGAAACAGTATTTATAAATGGCAGACGCATTGCTCGACTAGGGGATACTGTAATCTATCCAGGAGGCAGTGGGAAAATCGTGGAATCTAGCCCAGATGTTTTTTCAGGGTAGGAGGAGAGTTATATGCACACGTTTAAGTATAATGATGATGGCGATTGGGAATTTAACAAGTTGGTACATGGTGATGAGCAACTTATTCAAAACTTAAAACATTTGTTACGAACAGTGGTTGGTGAATGGATGTTTAATAATAATCACGGTTTTCGTAGAGCAATTATTGAGCAGAAGATACCAAATAAAAAACAAGTTGTACAAGCAATGCACGACTGTTTATATCAGGAACCGAGAGTAGCTGAGGTTCTCAGTGTAGAGTATGATTTCAACCGGATTAAACGCCAGCTTACAATTAATTTCAGAGTACGTACAACAGAAGGGCATGAGATAGGAGGGGAGGCTGTTGTTAACCAAGCGGGGATTTAAACGAATGCGAACAGCAGACTATTTGCCAGTAATTGAGGAACAAGCACGGGATTTATATGGAGAGGATGCGGATTTATCAGATTTGACACCTGTTGGTAAAATGATTCATTTGCAGGCCCAACAAAGAGCAGAAGATAATGAGCAACTTGAAATGGTTTATAATGCTCGCTTTGTTGATACTTCAGAAGGAGTAACTCTAGATGCCAATGTTAAACGTGTGATTACTCGCAAACGGTGGATTAAAGCAACCGGTGAGGTCATTGTCACTTTAGACAAAGGTTCAAAGATTAATATAGGAGATTTGTTTCGGACAAAATACAATGTATATTTTAAAGCTTTAGAGGCTATTGATGCGGTGGAAGATGGCAACTATCGTGTAGATGTTGAAGCCCTTGAATATGGCGCAATAGGCAATGTAGAACCAGGAGACATAAGTATAATTGTGAACCCACAAAGTGGCATCAATTCGGTAACGAATCCAGATGCTTTTTTTAATGGGCAAGATGAAGAAATTGACGCTGAATTGCAAGATCGTTATTACGAATCATTAGGAAAGTTAGGTTCTAGGCGTGTTGAATCCCTCGAAGCAAATGTACTTGATGAAGTAGAAGGTGTACGAGCTGCTATAACAATTGAAAATGACTCAAATGAATTCGATGCAGAAGGTCGCCCGCCCCATTCTTTTGAAACAGTTGTTTTAGGTGGCTTAGATGTAGATGTTGCGATGGCTATCTTTAGGAAGAAAGGTGGCGGTATTCGTGCTTACGGCTCCTCTGTATATTCATTTACGGATAATAGAGGGATTGTTCATGAGATTGGATTTACCAGAGCAACAACAGTAAGTGTTTTTGTAAAAGTATATCTCAAAAAGAGCAATCAGTTCCCTTTAGATGGGGACAATTTAGTCATTGCTCAATTAGTCAATTACATTGGTGGAACATATAATGAAACACTTTATCCGGGCGTAGGCATGAGTAAAGATGTTGTTTGTACAAAGGCTGAGGCTCGAATCTTATCAATCAATGGTGTTGATGATGTTCGTGTGGAATTTTCGAAAGATGGAAGTACTTATGAGCCGCATAATGTATCCATTGCGTTTCCCGAAGTTGCTGAAACAGACGAATCAAAAATTGAGGTGTTGAACCTTGTCTAATCAACGATTGGAAACATTACTTGAACGCATGCCACGTCAATATGCTAGGGACAAGGATAGTAATAATTATAAGCTCCTTAAAATCATTGCTGAAAATGGTGTGGAAAATTTAGCTATCCAGCAGACCATTTTAAAATATTGGGATGTAGATCAAGCAGAGGGATACGGATTAGATAGACTCGGTAAAGATGAAGGTATTGCACGTGGTAGCTGGGATGATGAAGAATATCGCAAAATGATAAAAATTCAATGCATTCTTAATCTTTCAGAAGGTGATATTGACACCATGAATCTAATCATGGATGCCTATATGGGCCATGATTTTATAGGTTTTGAGGAAGGGTGGCGAGAGTTTGAACCAGCCACATTATTACTCAATATTCGTTCATCTGCTAAGACTATTCCAGATACCTTAATCAAGAGAATTAAGACTGCTGGTGTTGGTATTTATATTATCTTAAATGAGTTAAATGAATTTTTGATACTTCATGGCGGCACATATGCATGGCAAATAAATTATAAAATCTGTGGTCGTTTTAAAACGGCAAAAACACATGGTGCAATAGGTAGTGAAATATTAAGTGGTTCAGAAAAAACATATGGATTTGTGATGAACAATCGAATTTGTGGCAGATTTAGAGCAGGAGGTGTGAGGAATTGAATGAAATACAACCGTTGTTGATAGATTTAACTGAACAATTTTTAAGTAATCTTACTGCAAGTGCAAAGGTTACTATAGATGGTGTTGTTTATGATAAAGAAATCTATCATACCAGCACAAAGTATGGACTAAGAAAGTATGTGAAATTATCTATGGAGCAAGGCTTGGTAACGCGTGCTGCTTTAGTCGATAGTTATGGGCGAGAATTGTATGTAAAAACAATGAACTATCAAAAAGGTCCACAGGGGTATGTTATCGCATTTCCTCTTCAACTGGAAGCAAAGGAAGTGAAAGTAAATGAATAGACAAATGAATGGTGTGATACCTTTCAATTTTAAAAAAAATCCATATGAGCGCACTCAATGGCATGATGATGTTGAAGATCCTGTTACTGGAGAGGTTATTGAAGAAGGCACAGCGTTCATGTCTGAATACGCTAATAACTTCGAGTGGGGTATATATAATGCTTATCGTTTTTTAATTGAAATGTATCGGCAACTAGAACGTATGCGTGTACAAATGGAACTTGATGGACGTGTGCCTGGCAATTCAGGAACATTTGCTGATACACTCGATGGCAGCTCAAATAAAATTACTTTAGATAAAGCCCTAACAGATATTATTGAGCATGTCGAAAAAGGAACAACTACTTTAAAAGTGACGAGTGTTGATGGATTTACACCATTTACACAAGTCACTATTTTTGATGATGTGGCAAAAGAGGACGTTACGATAACTGAGGTAGGAACAAACACCATTAAAGTACAAGCCCTTAAAAACTCTTATAAAAAAGGTGCTAAAGTGGCTCGTAGTAATGTCTTACTTGATACGGTCAATGCTGAAATGGGTGTCGGTGATTGGCAGACCTACAACGTTGAGTTAGTGGAGGTGGTATAAGAATGGTTCAATATTATTACGAAAAATATAATTCGTTGATAACTAGTTATAATTACAATGTTGTGTGGTCATCTGCCTCAGAAAGCAGTTATTCCGTAGGTGGTACGGGCAAGTCACTTTCTTATTATTATGATTCCGCAGGAAACCCGAGAATAAGCGGAGAATTGTCTAACAGTGATATAGTTGTTGGCGCTATTTTCTATTACGTTGCCGGAACAAGTCTTTATAAAGCAATTGTGACGCAAATTGATGGCCCAGGAATTCCGACAGCTTTCTATTGGCGAAATGACGGAGTATGTCGCACGCCTAATAAAACGCCAGTTTATGGTCGAGGCTCATTGGTACAATCCAACATCTCGGCAGAGGACGGCACATATCCGGCAAACGGACGTCATATGGACGGTTTTTGGTATGTGAAAGGCGGGTTAGCGGGGCCATTACCGCCAGGTATGGTGTACAATGGCCCATTCAGCACACATTTGGTATCGGGCCGAAAATTCATTCGTTTGCAAGATGGCACATTCGTTGCCGCGGTGTATTCAAGAGACAGTAATTTAATTCGAATACTTATTTCAAAAGATAACGGAGTCAATTGGACACAAGCGTTGTTCTTTGGTTCTGGAATAGGTTTGGACGTTGCTATAACGCCAATCACAGCTAACACAGTGGGTATTGTTTACGTCTATACTACAAATATCAAATATCGGACATTAACTAGAAATGGCGATACTTTTACAGCCGGAACAGAAATAAATTTAGAACCGACGACATTAAGTAGTCCGAGCAATGTTTCGATCGACGTTGATCCGGCAACGGGGGATTTATACGCTTCGTGGTCGGGGTATAAAGCCCCGTATCAAACATCATCTAATATATTCCGAACTGTCAGCACAGACAAAGGTGTAACTTGGAGCGCGGCCTCATTTATCACAACTAGCAACGAATCGGTAGCGCATAACACAGTCCCAACGGTAATCGTTAGAAACAATCAACCTATCTACTTATATCGGTTCCAACAAAATTTAACAAACACTAGTATAATGGCTAGCATCATGGAGAATGGTTCGTTGGTACACAAAACAATTTTTACATCAACAACCACTAATGCGATGGATAGCATTTCGGGGGTAGTTGACAAAGATGACGTTATCCATGTCTCATGGGGTCGAGGGGACTCGTATTATTATGTATGGTATTCAAAATCTATCGACGGTGGTAAGACATGGACAACACCGATCAAGCTTACAAATGCGGGTAATACACCATCCATTACAGTAGACAAAAATAATACTGTAAAAATAGTTGCATACCCACCGACGGGCGGCGGTCTTATCGTTTACACATTGAAAAACGGCATTTGGACAGACTATAAGACGCCGGACGAAGTTGCTAGATACCCGCAAACTTTAGTTGATAAAACGTTCAGACTATCGTTTGGGGATGTACCGCCAACGATTTATATGAAAGATAGCGCTACTGTATACTACAAAGGTTCTTTTTCCAATAATATAGAACCAAGTATCACGATAACATCACCAGAAAACAACCAAACGTTATATGAAAACGACACAATCAATATATCGGGTGATGCCTACGATGCAGATAAAGACCAATCTGTTACAGTGTTCTATCAAATTAATGGTGAGCAAAGAAAAGTATTAGCAACTAATGTCAGTCAGAAACAAATAACATTATCTAAGCAACTCATATTTAAAGATGGCAAGTTGTATGATGGTGAAACAGTGCTTACTGAGACGCTTGCTGAAGGTGTAGAACATAAAATAAAGGTATGGGCAGTCGATAGCGAAAATGAACAATCTGCTACGGTAGAACGAACATTTTATGTTGTTCCTAACCGAGCTCCTTTGTTATCTATTGATGCTGTTGTACCAAGTGGAATTATTAATACTGATAAATTTAAAATTAGTGGAATTACTTCAGATCAGGACGCAAATTCTACTGTAACAGTTAATTATCGAATTAATGGAGCGAATCCTGTTGAAATTTATACTGGAACAGGTGGAGCATGGGAGTTTGAAATTTTACTGAATCAATTAAAAGTCGGTGAAAATTTAGTAGTTGTGGAAGTTGTCGACAACTATAATGCTAAAACAAGCAAGACCATAAAACTCAATAAAAATGAAGTGAAAACGCCTATATTACAGTCCGTAGCTCGTTATAAAATCGAGCCTCCAAAGGGATCTGCAAAAGGCGTTTTATTGTGGATTCAGCGAGATGAGGACCTAGAATTAAATGTTGAATTATCAATGACTTTAAAAGGTGAGCAGGAGCAATATATACAACTTGAAGCAGATCCCGATAAAGTTGTACCAGTAGTTGAGGGAATTGTAGAAGATGAATATTATCACGAAACTGTAGAACCAAAAGACAATATTATTCTTAAATTAACTACAACTAGAGCCAATACTAACATTGACAATAAAATCTATTTAATCATGGGGGTGGTTGAATAATGCTGAGACGTAGAAGATTACCTGATGGCTCATGGGGTCCGCTTGAAAAAATAGGTTCTATACCTACTACAGAAGAACAAGTTATGTCTGTAGGTGAACAATTAGCACAAGAGAAAATGAAAAATATTCAAAAAGACCTCCTGATTAATAATCTTGGTTCACAACTTACAGAATTAAAATTAGATGTAATTTCAATGAAAGGTGGTGCGGAATAATGGAGTTTTGGCAAATCGCATTTATGTTCAAGTGGGTAACTGCAGAACAACTACGAATCGCTGTAAAAACAGAAACGAATCCTTTTGGAGAAATTACACCTGAACAGTATAAAGAAATAACGAAGAAAGATTTTGAAATGCAAGAATAAGCTTAGTATTATTTTTATTGTCTAAATTAGGAGGAAATACTTTCCTTTTGTCGAATCTTAAGATAGATAAAAGGGAGGCTAAATTGATTGATTGATTTTATTTTCAATAAATTTTTTGCAGGAGTATTAGTAGGATGCTATCTCTATGCTGCATATTTTCTAATTTTAAAACTTAAAAAAGAAAATAAAAAGATGAAGTCTGATTTTTTTTCTACTTTAATAAGCGCCTTAAAAAAGGATAATGTTAGTTCATTAGATGATATTTACATCTTTTATAAGGGTACTTTTAAACTTGAATCAGATAATAACGTTTATATTAATAAAGTAAATAGTTTACTAAGAGAATTTTTAGTATACATCCATATACCCCATCTCAAAAATTTTCAAGATGTTTCTGAAGATGAAATAAAAAAGTGGAAAGTAGCTGTTAATGGCTTAATAAAGAAAAATGAAGAACAAGCTCCTTTTTCTAAATTACCTGAAATGGAAAGGTCAATATTGAATGATATATCCACTTTTATAGATTTTGAAGACTATGCATCTGTAAAAAGGAAATTATTAGAATTATCAACTTCGATTCAATTAAGAGCAGAACAGCTAAATAAAATTGAAAAGAAAAATAAGTGGTCAATGCCGCTTACAGTTATTGGATTAGTCTTAACAATTTATTTTGGGATTGCTTCATTGATATAAAATAATGCCTTTCACATATCTGTGGGGGGCTTTTATTATGCTATGAGACACTACGAGAGACAGCATATGTACTGAATCTCGATGCTTCTCATGGCTTTTTATTTACACAAAAAGGGCAAAGGATTGGTGATGACAATTGACAGTAGAATTAGGGATTGTGCTAACAATCTTATCGTTAATGGTTGCAGTACAAGGTTATCAACTAAATAAGACCAAAAGTATTAAAGATGATGGTAAGCAATCAGCCGAGGTAAGTGCACAACTCGAATACATCAGCAAAGGGGTAGATGATATACGAATCGATATAAAAGCTAACGAAAAGCAAGTTCAGGCACTTACTGAACGTGTAACCCGTGTCGAAGAATCACAAAAATCATTTCATAAACGACTAGATAAAGTGGAGGGAAAATAACTATGAAAATCAATTGGAAAGTACGTTTAAAACACAAACCATTCTTAGTAGGAGCATTTGCTTTACTATTACTATTAGTGCAACAAATTGGGGCATTATTCGGCTACGATTCAACAATTTATAATGAGCGAGTTACAGAGTTATTTAACACTGTGCTCGCTTTTTTAGTGCTTATTGGAGTGGTTGTTGATCCCACTACGGAAGGTACGAGTGATAGTGAACAGGCTTTAAAATATGAAAAACCAAAGGATGATGAATAATGGCTTATACGTTCAAACAAACCTTTTTGCCAGCAAGCAAATATTCAATCAAGGCTCCATATACAATGGTGCCTCAAAATATCACAGTACACAATACAGCCAATGATGCACCAGCAGCTAATGAAATATCTTACATGAACAGTAATAACAATCAGGTGTCTTACCATGTTGCTATTGATGATAAAGAGGTTATTCAAGCAATTCCTTTTAATCGTAATGCTTGGCATTGTGGGGATGGCGGAGGGAGTACCGATCCTAACGCTTTAAAGAAAGGTAATCGCCTTTCTATTGGTATCGAAATTTGTTACAGCAAAAGTGGTGGTGTACGTTATGGAGTTGCAGAGGAAAACGCTGTTCAATACGTTGCAAAGCTTTTAAAACAGTTTGGATGGGGTATCGAGCGAGTGAAGAAGCATCAGGACTGGAACGGTAAATATTGTCCGCATCGAATTTTAAGTGAAGATCGATGGGAAAGTTTTCTGAAAAGAATTGAAAAAGCTATGAATAACAAAAACAATTTAATTGAAAAGGATGATGACATTATGAAATTCACTAACTCAACAACAAAAGATGCAGTACGAGATTTAATAAAACAAGCAGTAGACAAAAAATTAATTGATAAGTCATGGTTAGATAAATTCGACACTGGATCGTTGACAGGTGGCGATTTTGAAGGTTTAAAAATTATCATTGAACAACGAGGCAATTAGGTAACAATGTCCAAACTTAAAAAGTTTGTAAGCTTGGACATTGCATAAAATTAATTAAACATTACAATAGCACTAATAATAACTATAATGAATATAAAAAAGAAAAAATAGACTAAATTTACAGCCGT